TGTAAGTGGGTCAGGTGTCTCATCATACGCTTTGTTGATGACAACTTTCCATTGTCCAGTCAATTCGCTGTATTGCATCCAACTATCACACGCATCCACCATATCTTGTAAGTTAGCAAGACAGTTTTGAGTAGTGTCTACCGGACCATTAAAGCGATAGCGAACTTGCGTTGCTGACCCGCCGCCCACTGGAGTGTAAATGATGGGCTTATCTGAATAAGTGTTGAGCGCAGTCATACTTGCTGTATTAATACCTGCAAGAGGTACAGCACAGCCATATCTGTCATTTAACAAGTAGTCTTTGATACAATCACCAGGCTTTGTTCTGCTGTTTGTAATCTTAGCAGTAACAGCACCTAATGCAGTAGTACCAGCATCTGAATTGTAAATTACCTTAACAATAACAAATGCAGTGTTAGTCATTGCTGCTGATTGACCGCTAGCAGTATAGATGCCTTGATTCCATCTTTGGTCTGATGGAATTGCTGCATCACTCATAATCTGAATAGCAGTCTGTCCACCTGTATTAGTGCCTGAACTTGACCCATTAGGGAACAAATACATAAACAAGTTACCGTTAATCTTAGTATCAACTTCTGCTCCACCAGCAGTGTTTGTTGACAATGATGTAACTTGTGCGCCACTAAGTGAAACTAACTTACCATCATAATACAGTTCATCAAATGTAATTGTATCAGGCGTATCACCTGGCATAGTATTAGTAACTTCTGCAATTGAAAGACAGTACCACATTGTTTGTAGGTCTGTACTAATCTTAGCGTCTGTAATACTACCACCAACGAATGCAGTGCCATATACCACCGGGAGTTTGTTATTAGTTGCTGGTGGTAACTGAACTCTTGAGCCAGTTACAGCATCTTCTTGTTGGCTGCTACCAGTTTTCCCTCTTGGTGCGATAAGTTTACTGACAACAAAAGATGCGGCAACACTAAGTACAGTGGTTGCAACTGCGGCAGCGATGCCAGTAAGACCGATTGCAGCGACGATTGCGGTAAAGATTGCCATATTATACTCCTGCTACCCAGACTTCTTCAGTCTTCTTGAATCCAAACTTCTCAAACTTTAAGTCAGGTGAGTTAACCATCTTGACCATACTGTAAGCAGTGATTCTACCACTGTCTACCATCTCGTCACATTCTTTAACATACTGTGCAAGTAATCTGTAACCAGCAGTTGAACCACGATATTCCTCGTCAACCCAGTATACGATTTCTCGCAATACTCTTGTGTCCGGGTCCCAAATTAATGAGTCAATCATACCAATCAGTATCCCTGTTAGTTTACCGTCTTTCTCAGCAACTAATGCAAGTCCACGACCCGCCATAATGTGAGCGTAAACTGTAGCAACATAGTCACTGTTACTGAAGTTATTGCTTATTGTTGTTGGTCCCTTCAACTTGAAACGATGTAACATTTCTAAGATTTCTGGGAAGTCAAACTTGTTTGCGTGTCGTATTTTCATTAGAACTGATTCACATCACGCATAAAGCCAGCGTCAAATCCGCGACCGCCGCCACCGAATCCACCAGTACTACTTGAACTTGATGCTGCTTTCTTCTTAGCATCCATACCAAAGTCAAATGTCTGGTCAGCAATACTATAAACATTGTTCATAGAACTGTCGGTAGAATTGAATACTTGCCAACTACTTTTGTTTGTCTTACGACCTGCAATACGATTCTCAAGAACAGTCTTATAACTGCTTGCATTAACTGAAACAACAAAGTTATCAGTAGGACCGTTGAAGTTAGTTTCTAAGTCTTCTGCAATACCATAACTAGTAACAATGCCTGTAAATCTTGGATATGTATTAGTTAGAATATAGTTGGCATCATAGAATCCGCGAATGATTTCTAACTTGCTGCCCTTTAGTTTGGTACCTAATACAATTGCAATGTTGTTTCCGCTAATGCCTGAAAGTGACATACTTGTATCTGCCGATGTAACACGCAAATCTCTTGGCTGCGTACCAACTGCTAACAAACCACCAAGTGGTAAGTAAGTTGTACCGTCAATGTCTACACTCCTGTAGGCAGTACTAAATGTATGGATAGTGACATTTGCACTGTTTCCATACTCGTTATAAATTGTTAATTTCACAAACTCCGCAGTATTAATACTGGGCGGACTATTTGCTACTTCAGGTATATTATCCATTCATTTGTTCCTTATGCATCTGAGACCCATTCATACAAGTTGAATGAGTCACTGAATTCAATTAATGCGTTATTGATTGTTACGCCATTTGCTCTTGCTGCGCCGCCGGGTACTAACTTGTAAGTAGGCATATTAGGGCAGAACATATAGAAACTACACGCATTGCCTACAATAATATTAGCGCCTACGACACTTGTTGTAATAATGTTAGGTCTGTTAGTTGTTACAGTAACAGTTGCACCTGTTCCTCTTGTTACTTGCGTTTGACTTGTAAAGGGAAATGTCTTGTTCCCTATCTGTATCAAATCGTTAGGCTCAAACAACACACGAGTGCCACTGATTGCTGGAAGATTAGTCAATGTTAACTGGTCACCGACAAATGATTGCACAGTTATGGTGTTCAATTGCGTAGTGCTAAGACTACCCTGATACTTGAATATCCAACTCAAGCAAGCGTTATTACTAAATGTTACAACTTGTGGTACATTACGGTCTAAGGTGTCAAGTTGTTCTAGCAATGCTCTTGCTTCAAAGTAACGCAAACTTGAAGGCATGTCTAACACAAAGCGCCAAGGGTTGAATGTTGGAGTTTGACTTGTTCTTGGTGACTCGTTGCGAGTGTACTGAATGCCAACCATCTTGCGTCGGTCAATATTCAATCCATTGCAGTTGTCAATTATTGTTTGTAATCCTGACATAATTGTTCCTATTAACCTCCGTATGGCGTTTCTTTACGAGCCATCATTGATGCTCCAAGTAAAGATTTGCGATTCTCAACAAACATCTGTGCTACTGAACGACTGTCAATTGCACTAATGTTGTTTGTAATGTATGTGTTATTGACTGTTGCACCCATACCAGAATCACCACCTGCATTCTTATTCATTGATGCATTAGTCATAATAGAACCAGCACTGTTAGGTACGAATAGTTCTGGACCTTGTTCACCAACGACATATGGCTTATTCGCCATAACAGGACCACCTGCTGCTTTAGGACCTAAGATTGCTTTACCAACTAATGTGAATAACTTAGTAATAGCAGCCTTCGCTGCAATCTTAGCAAGGTCAGCAATAATAGATTTAGCAAAGTCACCAAACTTAAACTTACCAGTTTGAACAAAGGTGTCAAGTGCGTTACCCATATTACTGAATAGGCTGTCAAGTCCTTGAAGCGCAACTACTGCTGGGTCAACACTACGCTCTAGTTCCTCAAATCTTTTACCAAGTGCAGCACCAATGTCATTGCGTTCTGATTTCTTTCGTGCGTCATCAACCTTCTTTTCTGCGGCAGCAACTGCATTAGCAGCGCCAATTGCTTGCGCTTTGCCCTGTTGAAGCATTGCAAGTTCCATCGCATAGCGTTGTTTGCCTAAATCTAACTTTTTATCTTCAAGTGCAAGTAACTGATTTTGGAATTCAAGTTCAATCTCACGAAGTTTTTGTTGCAATTCTATTTGTGCTGTAACTTCATCAAGTTTGTCACCATACAATCCAACAAGTGAAAGTTGGTCTTCAAGATTCTGCAACACGGCTCTATTACTATTGGCTTGCTGTAGCAATTCAGTTTTCTTAAGTTGCTCATCAATTTTTAGATTTTCGGCTTGTATTGCTTGTAGTTTAGCATCACTTGTAGCAAGTTCTGTTGCTGCCAATGCATTTACTGCAACAATCTGTTGTGCAATAAGTGCCAAAGCCTCTGCTTTGCCCTTCTTGGAAAGGTCTTCGCTTTCATTAATTTCTACTTGTTTTGCAGCAAGGTCAGCAAGTGCAGTATTTTGTTCTTTTAATATATCACGGCGTTGGCTTTCAAGAGCAACTTGATCCTGGCTCATACCAAGCGACTTAAACTGGAAGTCTAAATCTTCTAATCTAGCCTTAGAACTTTCTTTGAATGCTGCGGTAACTTCAATAACAGCCTTTTTAACATCTCTGAGGGCGTTCGCATAATCTTTAGCAGACTTACCTGCGCCTTTACCGATATCAGGCTTTGGTGTTATCTTAGTACTTGCATCGCCGAATACGCCGCCGGTTTTGCCATCTACTTGCGAACGGAATTCACCGGCAGTACCATCAGGATTTCGTGCTTCTCTGCCGCCGCCTCTGCCGCCTTTAGTTGCCTTTTTGTCCATTATACCAATGAACTCGGCAAACTGTCTCATCTTAGCAAACAACTTGTTAACTAAAGGCATCACATAGTCATCAATGATGCTAAACTTAAAGAACTTCTGAACTAAAAAGTCAATTGCTTGAGCAACAGCAATTATGATACCTATCCAGCCTGCAAATCTAAATGCAATCTTAAGAACATTTCCTAAGATACCGACCAACGAGAATACTACCTGCGCTACACGAGCAAATGCTTTCCCTAATGTACCTGCATTTTTTGCGGCAGTCATAATAGCACCAGTTGCTGCTTTAAAGGGACCAAATGCACCAGTGATGCCGTTAACACTGGCTTTAATGCCCCCTAAGTTACGAGCCATAAGACCTAATGCTGAACCGCTAGCAACGGCTTTAAATGCAGTTCCTAATCCAACGACGGCTGCTGTAATGCCACGTATTACTATTGCATTCTTACCTACTGTTAGGAATGCAAGACCGGCATATAGAATAATTTCAGTTAGGTCTTTAATTGTTGATGCTAATGCATTAACATCGTTAGTTAATGTTAGCAAATCTTTAATCATATTAGCAAAGACCTTGCCTGGACCATCTTCAGTAGCCATTTCACTAAAGGCAATGCCCATTGCAGTCTTAAGATTGTTTAATGCTTGTGTTGCTGTTGGAACTGAACGAGCAAATGCGTCATCAATTGCTTGCTTATTCTTTTCCATTGCACGAACGAATACATCTGAGGTAATCTTTCCTTCACTACCGAGTTTTCTAAGTTCACCGATAGTAACACCGAGTTCATCTGCCATCGCTTTAGATACAATAGGCATATTTTCAAGCACAGAACGCAATTCATCGCCCTGGAAGCGACCAGACTGTAATGCTTGACCTAATTGAAGCAATGCACCTGATGTTTCTTGTGCAGTTGCGCCAGTCATTGACATTGATTTTGCTAGTGATTCAGTAATATCACTAGTCTGTTGCTGCGAAATACCTAATTCTCTCGCAGCACGAGCAATTCTGAAGTATAAGTCACCTGTTTCTTGTAAAGGAGCACGGGCAGCGCCTGCAATACGAGTAATATCGTTAAACATTGAACCAACAAGTGCTTGGTCACCAGTAAGTGAACGCAACTTGTTCTGTAAGCCAACGATGCTATCACCAAATGCTACGATTTCTCCAACAGCAAAGCCACCAGCAATAGCGGCACCTAGATTACCAAGACTATTTTCTAGTGACGCAATACTACTTCTTGCGCCTTTGGTATCAACATCTACTGTATATTTTAAACTAGCCATACTCTATTACCTTATTTCTTACGCATTATTGCTTGAACACGCTTAGTGATGTATTGTTCTGTAGGCTTACTCATACCTGCAGGTGCTTGACGACTTTTACCAGCGTCTAACTCGGTTGCATAGTTGTAGTCTGCTTTAATGACTTCACCCTGCAACCGAGTTCTTTTACGAGCATTACCTGTTTTAATAGGCGTTTCGCCTTTAAACACTTGATGTGCTTCTGCTGGTAACTTATCAAGGGCATTCGTGATACGTCTAAGACTAGGTGTCATTGTATTTCTAACTAGTTTTAGTCTGATGCGGCCCACTGCTTTGTTTACCCTTGTTATATATTGTCAACAGATCCTCTGTTGTGTAGTTGTCTAAGGGTTCTTGCCCCTTATTCATTGCTTTTTTGTGATGATACTGTTCAAAAGTCATTGCTGCGTCAATAATGTACAAATCAAATGTGTTTGCATGACTCATTATTTCGCTTGGTAGTTTACCGTAGCGTTTTGCTAGTCCATCTATTTGCATGATGGATAGCATCTTCTGACTCTTTACATCAAGTTCATCACTTGTTACTTTCCCAAGTGTTCCGTAACCTTACTAATAACCTTCATCAATACTGAAGTAGGCAATGTGCTTTCTTTAGTCAAGATTTCTTTGCCATCTTCGTCAAGTACAAGTGTTCTAACAATGTCAAGCAAGCCAGCGATATCACTTGATTCGCTAAGATTTGCCATGCGAGTGAACACATCCATAGGTTGACGGTCCCAAGTATAGAATGTTAGGGGTTCTGCGTATTCCTTG